CAACTACCTTCTTCGGCTTGTGAAGCAATAACCCCACAGCACCATGCATCTTCATCTGTCCAACCGTGAGCATCCGTATTCGGTTGCCTTTTGACTAAATCCCAAGCATGAATGAATGACATCCTTCTCCCTCAATATACCGTGTGCGGGCGGTAAATCTTGTCTGTCCTGCCCGCACGGACGACACCGAGGGCGATAGCACCGTCGTTGGCAGATATGTTGCCTTCGGTGTTATCGAACTTGAGAATCTGACCGACTTGAGTATCATTCTTCTCGACGGTCTTGGCGAGCCTGTCATAGAGTCCCAGATCATCTCCAAGCAATGCCAATGCATTCTTCGCATCGTTAAGGTGCTTCTCTATGTCATCTCTGTTATTGTGGTCTATTGCCTTCTGCATTGCTTCAACTGATGCCAATGCTCTGCGAGCCATAGGATCCATCTTCTTGAGGCTGAATAACTGGTCTTCACTCATGTCGCTCATGCCCCCTAGAAAAACCATGCTTAATGAGAATTACCCCTTTCGCTACCTGAGAATTTACGGTCAATACGCTTGATGGCATCATCTGCATTGCTGATTTTCTTGCCACCCATGCCCTTGTCTCGCTTGTCTCCCTTCTTGCCTCGGCTCGATGCCCCATCATGCCTCTTCATGTGTTCAGGAGACTTGCTGCCCCTTGCTTGCTCACCATGATCCATTTCCTTGAGTGGCTTCAATTCCGTGCCACGAGTGGTGTGCTTGGCTTGACGGAGTTCCATGGATTTGATAACATCGCGTCGTCTTCGTAGTATTTTGTATGCAGACCCGGTTCGGTTTGGATGGTTATTCACCAGTCTAAATTCGTATTCAGGCATTTGCGCTTCTAATGTATGCTTGACTTGTAGCATTCCTTTCGTATGCGTTCCGGGGATACGAGGATCGATTTCCTCCCATCCATCATCACGAGGATAGACTCGTTCTTCTTTTACCACAGACCATGCGCTCTCAAATGCACTCATGTCCTGTCATCTCCCTTTGATTCATATCTCCAATGAACGGACGGATCAAACTCTATACCCATCATTTCGGTTTCCGCATTGTAAGGCAGTAGTCCATCAAAGGCAAATCCATCATAACAATTTTTGCACCCTAACCCACTATTGCCCGAATGTGTCCTTTTGTCACCAAGCCCCTTAGCATCGCTCATGGCACTCATTACTTTTTCATCAACCGGAACTAACCCCGAATCCAAACTTGGGTTATCCGAAGTAATAGGTGATTGACAATCGCCACATATCTGCTCTCTATCAACTGCATGACCGCACCAATGATATGTCATAGGCGTTGGTTCATCTCCGCCATACCAGAAATCCTCATAATACCCTTGTGTTCCACCACAGGAAGGACATGGCGAACCAGCAAAGTAGGTTATTGGATCTCCACTATCTTCGTCAATCTCAATATGTGTTCCTTCTTGTCCACCATACATGAACCATTCCTGATCGGCGGGATTCTCGGTCTTAGTAATATCCCATGCTCGGTCAAATGCACTCATTTAGGGGGGCCTCCTTGTGGAGGAGGTGCGCCGCCCGGAGGAGGTGCGCCCCCACCGCCCTGTGCGGCTGCGGCCTCTGCTTGCTTGGCGGCTATCTCTTCCTCAGAGGGTTCCCTGTAATCGAAGTTGAGGAATTTGTCGTCTATCTGATCCCTTAACTTGGCCTCGTACCCGGATTGCTTCATCTGCATCATGTTGCGGATAGCCATCTCATCCCTGCGGAGTTGCATGATTTCATCCTCCTCTTCGTGTGGAGTTAGAGTTAGAGTCCATTCGGAGATGTCGAATGCATCCATTATCATGGGGAATATGACACGATTGTATATCGACTGAGAATATGAGATTGCCCTGTTGCTGACTACGATTTGCATCCCTTCGTTGTTCAGACCCCCTCCAGACACGTCATTCATGAATACGTTGGACACTCCGTAGTATGCGGATATGCGTTGTCTGATGTCATCCTTGATTGGGATATACTGCAATTCCTCAAGCGTGTCCATCATACGGACATACTCAAGTCCACCACGACCAGACTCGGTTTCGACACCGATGGTCGGCACATAGTTGGGGTCACGCTCAAGATGCTCTTGGATATTCCTCGCCGTCCTCTCGACAGTCTCCATGTTGGATGACTTGATCACCATGACGCCCCTTGGCATCCTTCTCTTCTGATATGCAGAATAGACGTAGTTATCCATAGCGATGAGGGTATTGACCTGCCTCCACATGGTAGCGACGGGGCTACGCCCATACAACTTGGATGGCGACCACTTGCTGATATGGATGACTTCTCCCTCAGTATAGACCTGCCCGTTCCCCACACCTGCTAGGTTGATGTAATGAACAGGGACTACTGGCATACCAGAGACAGGACACTTATCGGTGGCATCGCTTGTCCTGAATGACCTGTCTAGCAGACTGGTGTATTGCGTTCCACCCCTTATCCCCCTCTTATCAGATAGGATACGCATGAATATTGGATCTGCCCTTGATACCTCTTTGATTCTGAAGAATGCCGGTTGTTGGGATTTGGGGTCAACGAAATACTCCTTCGTCAGGATGATGTAGGCATCATCGACTATATTGAGATCCATCTCCACCTCTCTGAGGACTTCTATGAAATTCTGAGTCATGCGGTTGTTATTGTCCAGTATGGCATCAGCATACTCTATCTGACCTCTGTCCGGCATCCTGACCTCACCCTCGCAAGTCTTGCACATATCGACTTGTTGCTGGTACTCCTCCTCGCATTCGGTGCATTTGCATACGAATTTGGCCTTCCAATCCCAACCCTTTCGGAATGTCTCCACAGATAGGTGCTGAAGTATGGAACGAAGAACCATGCATTCGTATGCAGCAGCATAGAGTGCAGGTATGGTTATTCCCTGCAAGAGAGGAGGTTCTTGGACACCTTGAGTGAACAATGGCATGGATGGGACAGGAGTCGAATGTCGCTCCATGTCCACGCCTATTGCGGAGAATACCCTCTCCATCCTCTTCTCATCAACCACTTGACATCACCATCTCCCTCTTCCCGGCCATATCCTCGTCGGACAGGTTATGCCTTTTGAGGAGTCTTATCTGTTCGTCCGGTCCCATGCCGTCATATGCCATCACAAGCAAGGCATCCTCATCACCCTTCATGGCCTTCAGCATTTTCATAGCATCAGCAGAATGCCCGTTCAAATGTGGCTCTGCCTTTGACAATGCGGCTTTAACAGCAACCTCTCCACTAATTAGCAAACCCTTGCCCTTGGCTTCGATATTGGACACCTCCAATTCCTTGACCAATGCAGATGCATACCATGGTGCGGTCGGCGCATTGAATTGTATCTCTATGCGTGGATTGAACAGGGCATCCATCTTGAAGATAGCACCATGCTCAAGCAGACCGGCTAGGAACCTATCAGAGTCCTTTAGGAGGACATCTCTCCTTCTGATGTCATAGAACAGACCCCTGCCTTGGCTCTTGCTGAATTGGCCTACTGATATTATATCGAAGAGAAAGCCATGGGATTTGATCAGAGATGATATTTCAGCAGGGCTTGCCTTCACACCATATGTCTTGAGTGTCTGAGCATTCAAAGCACCCCTGTTGTGAAGAACCTCTCTGCACTTGAAGAGGATGTTTCTCTCTCTGTTTGAGAGTCTCTCCTCCTCGTCCACGGTCTTGCGCCACTCCTTCAGAGCAATTTCCTTGCCATCACCATCGGATGACTCCCACGACTTGACGAAACGCCTGAAGGGCAAGTCTAGTCTCTTCGCATTGGTATTCAGACAATCATAATCTCGATCCGTCAATGGTATGTCATAGATGAGTGCAGGTGATACTCCAATGAAATTAGAGAGTATTGCTTGCTTCTCCATCTTGAGAAGGGGTTGTATGGCATCGAGGGCCTTGTTATTCCTAGTCTTGATTAACAAGTCCGACATCTCCCGGCCTGACATACCGAAGTTGTCCATGAACCAGAATCTGTCTATTGATGCGAGTTTCTCATCTGGTGGCAATGGAGCCTCGTCAGGTAATGCCGCCCCTGTCTCATCACCCTCTTGTGAACCCCCTATCTCAGTTTCGCCTACTTCGGCTTCTTGTCGCGGATCTGGAGGTGGAGTAGGTTTGGCGGCTGCTACTTGGAGTGCCTCTAGTTTCTTTGTCGCAAGGTCGGCTTCCACTTGAGCCGCATCCAACTCTGGATTGCTCTTTTTCAATGATGACACTAGATCCTCAACTCCCCAAACGGGTCTTAGGTAGTCCCTATGCACCGGCCCACCCCAACCTGTTCTGCCATATCTCACCGTCTAGGATTATTATATTCTCCCTATATTCCTTGGTCGCCTGTACCGAAAGTGCAAGGGCAATCACCATGTCGTCATGCGCCCCCAGACTCTCCATCTTCCCATTATCTAGCATGGTGAACATGGATAACTCATTCAATAACGTATTCATATGACGCCTCGTTGAGCCTTCGTCCTTGTATGGTATCAGCAAGTGCCGTTGCTCAAAGTGAAGTTGAAGCGTATGAATGAGGGCCTCCTTCTTCATGCGACTCATGTTGAATGGTTTGATTGGCAAATCGCTAATTTCCTGAAGGACTTGGTTGAATGCCATAGCGAAGTTGTTAGTCTCTAGTTCTATTATAACGGGATTGAATCGGGTGTTCAATTCTATGATTTTGCTGATTTGCTGATTGAAGTCCATGTTCTTCTCGTGATGAACGTGAACGACTCGCTTGTGTCGGTTCTCGTCCATGCCTATCACCATCATGCAAGTGTAGTCCGCTCGTCTATCCGCGCTGATTGCAGGATCCCACCCGATGTAGTAATTCAGAGCCTCATCCGGTTCCGGGTAGTATGAGAGTGCAAGTGTCTCGTCCTTGACGCGCTCCAATACCTCTTCTGGGAAAAGGCTCGCCTCGCTTGCTATTGGCTTGCATAGATACTCACGAGTGAATGCTATTGATGTCATCTCCCCTCTCCTCGTGTTCAGAGCCTCAAGGTTCCACCTCTCAGGCCATAGTGGTTCACCCGTTGCCTCGTTGATTGCAGGATACTCTCCAACGCAGTATCCCTCAAGACCCTTCAGTTCAGCATACAAATCTGTGAAAGAGAATGGCGTCCCCACCACGCAGAGTTGGGCCGTGTGGTGGAGGACTGGTAGCAAAGCGGTATAGAACCATGTGGATATTGATTTGAGTTGGGTATCGGCCTCACTCGACAGTATGTCATCGAGAATCACTATGTCAGGGTGCGCCCCACGAACGGCCTTGCCGATGGACATAGCACGGATAGATGATTTGTTAGAGAACTTGAACAACTGCTTCGCCCAACCCCTTGCTGGCTTCAGATGGGCCAAAGCGGGTGTCATCACTATCAATTCGTCCAACTTAGCCATGTGATCTATCGACTGATGTTGGCTGTGGCTGAAGAACAGGACTTCTGTGCCGGGGT